GCCCAAAGAACGGGAACGGTTTTTATGATATTTCCTTCTTTCTGCATGACGTATCCTCCTTGCAGTCTTTGTCTCGCTTACGAACGAGTCGCAAGCACAACGAACGGGCTCACGGTGTTGCTGCCCTTAAACGGCGTGATTGCCGAAGACCAGCGGGGCTGTCCGTCAAAGTAGTAGATGAACCGGTATGTTTCCTGATCGTAGAGGAAGTTGACGTGGATGCTCATGGCCTCGTTGATGTCGCCCTTGTTGGCCGTGACGTACTGGCTCCAATCGGCAAGAAGAATGTCACCGACGGTGCCTACGGTCTCGCACTGCTCAATGGGGATGACCGGGGCGCCCTTGATTCTCATGATGCCCTGCGCGTCGTATGTAACGAAGCGGGGCTCCAGTGCTCCGGTGCCGGCCGTAATGGAAAGCTGATCCAGTTCGGGGCCGCAATCGCGGTTGATGAACCAGACCGGGCTTCTGCCGACGAAGCGCGCCCACATTTTCGAAAGGTTCGTGGTGAGAATCGTCGCGGCTTTCTGGCCGGTCTCTTTGACTACCGAAACCAGACACCCGGCATTGAGTATGCCGAGGGCTTCGCCTGCGCCCGAACCGCGATAAGAAAGGTCCTGACACTTGAAGGCGAATTCCTCACCGAAAAGCTGGCGCATTTCCTGACCGAGAAAGGTCACGTTGCGCATCATCTCTCCGGATGCGTTGTAAAGGCCGGTCAACTTGGACGGCTCAATGCGAATCTTGGAAAACTTGGTCTTGCTCGCAGTGAATTCGCCAAGTTCCTTGTTTGTATAAACCCGGATACCACCGCTGCGGGAACCGGTCTTGCGGGATGTCTCGTCTATTCCGTATATCTCAACAAACTGAGACCCAGCGCCGAGTGTTCTGGATGCCGTTTTGGGAAGGATTTCGGAGTTGTTGAAACCGTTGGTCATGAGATCAACAGATGTCTCACCCTGCAAAAAAAAGCCGCCGTCAGTGGGTACGCCCACGGTAAAGCCGCCTGTTGCGGCCGCCCGGCCTTCCTTTTTTGCCCTTTCTTCCTCTTTCGCCTGGTTCCGTTTTTCAACCTGCTCGAGACGGGACCGTGCGCCGCTTACTTCCGTTCCACCAAAGACGTCGGGGCGGGACATGGTGCGGATGTCAAGAAGCTGCTGGCCGAGTGCGCTTGCCGGGGACCCGCGATAAATCGGTTGGTCCTCAACGGTGATCCTGCCGCTGGCGTCGGGGTTGCCCGCTGTCTGTGATCTGTTCTCATCGGAACCGTCGCTGCCGAAAAGCCGTGTCCGAAGCTCTTCCTCTTCCTGAACGGATCTCATTTCGGCTTCAACGGTCTCGATCTCTGCTTTCAGGGTTGCCCTCTCCTGGATTTCCTCAGCGGTAAGGGCGCGGCCCTCTGCCTCTGCTTTCTTGCGTATGGCCTCCATCTTGTCAAAGGCCGCCTTCATGCGAAGCTGGAACTTATTCATGATCTTCCTCCTTGATTCCTTTGATTTTGCGGTATAGTGCATCTTCTTCTTTCAGGAGGTCGAGGCCTATCGAGGGATTGGCTGTCCTCTCTGCTTCGTCGGTCGAGGGACCGGCGGTCTTTTTTGCTTCATCGAGTTTTCTGAGTGCTACGGTTGTGTCGTTGTATGCCGCGAAGACCACGGGGGATATGTCGAATATCTCCCGGACCTTCGTAATGGTCCGTTTCCACGTCTGTTTATCTGAGTAGTCCCACTTATCCTCGTCAACGGAGAAACCGAAAGATGCTTCCTTAATGTCGCCGCGGTCGATGCTGACCATCAGATCCCGTGCTCCCTGTGTATCCGGGGGGGTGATCTCGAAATAGAGGCCGTTGTTGTCTTCTCTCAGTATGAGAGTACCGGCGCTCTGCCTTCCGAGAGGGAGTGTGTCGCGGTCATGGTTAAAAAGTGCCCGGGCGTCCGATGTTTTCAGGGCAGCGGCAAAAGCGCCCTTTTCGATGTATTCGACAAAGCCCATGTCTTCGGATGCTTTCCCAAAAACAGCGGCATAGCCTGTTATCTTTCTCAGCGTGCCGTCATCGGCGGTAATCGCCCTGAATTCAATGGCTTTTCGTTTTTCTTTCATCGTCCTTCACCTTTTCCTTATCCTTCCGCGTCTCGTATTTCGGAGGAACGGCGGTTTCATATTGCTTTTTCATGAAATTGCCCCTTTTATGGCCTCTGACAGCCTGTTTATTTGTTCTTCTGCTAGCCAGTAAGCGCGGTTTCCTTCCCACTCATCAAATGTCTTGTTGATATCCGCGCTGTTCTGGACTTCTCCGAGGTTCCTTTCGGCCAGTTCCGAAGCGTATTTTGAGACGAAATCCCGTACAAAAACGTCCAGTTTTACCCTAAAATCAGGCATTTCCCGCCCGTTTAACTCCTCTTCCATGCCTAAAAAGGCCTCTGAATAGCTCAAACAGGCCGGAATGATCTGTTTTTGGATGTATTCAGGCATTTCCCGGTAGAATTCGGCAAAAGCCGCTGCAACGCCGTTGTTGGCGTGTTTCTCTGCAAGAAAACGAAGGCGCTTAACCTCTTTCCTGATAACCCTTTCGGACGCATCGGCAAAGATACGGAGATAAGCGTTTTCGAGGCGTTTGCGGTAGATAAAGCGGCTTTTCTGCTCCTTGGCGGGCGGCTTTTCGAGGTCTTTGCCTGCGTCCTCTAGGGGGACCATGTTCAACGGGACAAAACGCTTGTCACCATCCGGGCCTATCGGGTTTCTGTTCTCTAGTTCGTTGATCTCGTTGACGGTGAGGCCGCCGACCGCAAACATCTTCGTGTAATACTCCGCCCGGGCCTCCGCATCGCCGCGCATGAGGCCGTCGATAAGGTGCTCGTAGAAATACTCTTTCTTCTCGTCGGCCGACAAAAGGGACATGTTGTAAGACTGTTCCTGTCTCACCAACCACGGACGAAGGGTCTTGACCACGTAATCGAGGGAAAACTGCTCCGCGCTCGCGTAGGTACTTGCCTTGTCATATTCCCCGTACATCTGCGGGGGGAGGCGAAAGATACGGGTGCCTATGTCGACGTTGGTGTACTTTCGGGTTTCCAGAAACTGTGCCTCGTCGTTCGGGATACCGAGCTTTTCAACCTTCTGCGTTTCTTCGAGAAGCATTATTCGATGAGCTTTTCCGAGGCCTGCATAGGTCTCATTCATGGCCTCACGGAAAGCACCTTTGTCCTTGAGACTTCCCTGCATGGAGATAACCATCGCCGGGTGAATGCCATTACCGAAATACAACTCTCCGTATTCCTCAAGACTCTTCCCGAAACCGATTGCTTCACGGTGAGCCGCGATCACTGAGTACCCTACGAGGCCGTTGTAGCTGAGTCCGGGGATATGCAGAACCTGACGGCGCGTAAGATCAACGTCCGGTAGTCCGGTCCCGCCCATGCTGACGTGATAGTAGATTTCACGGGGGGGAACGTCTTTCTTCTCGCCTTTGTTCCGTTTGACAGTGACGCGGTTCGGGGTGATCGGCCATAGTTGTTCGATGACGCTGTGCCCGACCTTGCCGCGCCCATAGACCTTTTCTGCGTATCCGTTACCCCATGCCAGTATGTGAGCCTTCAAAGCCTCGCGGAACGTGAAGGCGGTCATTTCCGGGTTTGGGGAATCGTGAAGAAGGCGGTAAAGGGGATGATCGACGGCCTTTACCTTGCCGCCGCCGGGGAGTCGCCGGTACAAGTGCAAGGGGAGCGATGCGGAATCTTCGGAGAGGATCTTGATACAGCACCAGACAATGGCGAGCTGCATGGCGTTGTATTCAGATATTGCTGTACCGGATTTGGTTTGAGGACCGAGGCCGCCGTAGAAAAAGCCGCCTGGCTGATACCATGAGTCGGATATGGCCCCGGTACTACCGTAAGCCATGCGCTGTTCAAGTCTGTCGAGGATTCCCATCACTTCACCTTTCGGCCTACGCCGAGGCCTAGCCAGCAAAGGATAGCGCCGGTGACAGTAAAGGCCACCCAGGGCTT